TATCGTGCAGGGTGTGGACCGTGATGCGGGCTTTGCCACGCTCTGCGGCCAGATCGGTGCCGTTATCTCTGCGGACCACACGCTTGGTGGCCTCTGCGACTGGGTTGAGGCGGAAGCGCCGCGCCCGATCGATCTGCCCGTCGAGGGGGCAGCAAACCTGAAAGCTGGCGTCCTTACGATCGTGCTGCATTATTCAACTGGGGATCCGCTTTCCTGAACGGGGACAACAGGTTGTACCGGCATCTTAATGCGACCTTCAATCATGGCGCCAAAATCAACTGAGATTGCAGCGGTTATTATATCGGCCTTGATCCGCTCTGGCCTGCAAACCGTCGATGCGCAGGCCAAAATGGCGCAATCTCTGGGCACCACGGTGGCAAGTCTGCAAGTGCTGGACCGGGCCGCTGATCTCTCTGGCGTCTCGATGGGCAATGTCGAGCAGGCCACGGTGCAGCTGACACGGCGTCTGAGCCAGGCAGCGGCAGGTGCTGGCCCTGCCGTCGAAGCGCTTGACCGCCTTGGTCTGTCAGTCCAAGCGCTGCAAAGCCTACCGCTTGATCAGCGCATTGCCTTGATCCAGGACCGGCTGGCGGAGTTTGTGCCCGAAGCCGAGCGCGCGGCGGTCGCCTCACAGCTCTTTGGCGACCGCGCAGCCTTGGTGTTTACGCGCATTGATACCGCCACGCTGCGCCAAGCCACCGCTGATGTGAATGATTTTGGCATTGTTGTCTCCGAACAGGACGCAAATCAGATTGAGCGCACCAATGATGCGCTGTCGCGCCTCGGGCTGATCTGGCGGGGTGTATCAAACCAGCTGGCGGTGGCTGCGGCACCAGCCCTTGAAGCTGTGGCCAACGCACTGGTGGCGGTGTCCAAGACCACGGGACCGCTGGGCCAAGCGATTGCGGGTGTTTTTGACAATCTTGGACGGCTTGGCACTTATGCGGGAACCTTTGCGGCCTTCTTTGCGGGGCGCTGGGTTGGCGCAATGGCCATAGCGGCGCTGTCGGTGCGCGGGCTTGTCACAGCCCTTGTGGTCGTGCGGGGCGCGATTATCCGCACCGGCATTGGCGCGCTGATCGTGGGCGCTGGTGAGTTGGTTTATTGGTTCACCCGGCTTGTTGCGGGTGCTGGCGGCTTTGGCGCCGCGATGGGGCTATTGAACGACGTCGCGGTCGAGGTCTGGGGCCGGATCAAAATGGCGGCCAGCTCGGCTGGGGCCGCGGCCACCGCAATGTTCTACGATCTGAAAGCGGATGCGGCCATGGGCATGGCATCCGCGATCGACAGCGTGGTGGGGTTTGGCAATGCGACGGCCAACACCTTTGAAGGCGCTCTTTTGGCCGTGAAAGAGATCTGGTCGCGCCTGCCCAGCGTGATTGGCGATCTGGTGTTCACAGCGGCGAACCGCATGCTCGACGGCATTGAGGCAATGCTGAACGGAGCCCTCGGACGGATTGACGCCTTTACCGGCAAGATCCGGGATGCGCTGGCAGGCGTCGGGATTGAGACCACCTTTGGCCAGATTGGCGAAATCAGTCTTGGTGATATTACAAACCCCTTTGCGGGGGCCTCAGCCGAGGCGGGCACGGCGGCGGCAGAAGCGTTCCAGCGCGCCTTTGCCAAAAATCCCCTGACCGCCCCTGATCTTGGTCTGGGCGGCCTGGCCAAGGATGCGCTTGCGACCGCGAACAGCTACCGCCAGGCAGCGAGCGATCTTGCGGCAGGGGCCACAGCGCCGCTTGCAAGTTGGCAGGCGCTCAAAGATGCCGTAAGCGGCAGTGGTGCTGCGGGGGCTGATGCGCTTGATGAGGCACAGGCCTCGGCCTCAGGCGTTGCGGAGGCCTTGGACAGCGCAACAAACGCGGCCAACTCTGCAGGTGGGGCGGTTAAGACCGCAGCTGAAGTGGCCAAAACCGGCTGGGCGGCCGTCTCACAATCTTTGGCGGAGTATTCCAAGCAGGCGATGGACTGGGGCAAGGGGCTTGGCAGCACTTTGGTCAGCGGCTTTCAATCAGCAGAAACTGCGTTCAAGCAATTTATCACCACCGGCAAGTTCGACTTCAAGTCCTTGGTGTCTTCAATCCTTGCTGATCTGGCAACGCTGGCGTTCAAGCGCGCGGTTTTGGGCCCGATCGCCAACGCGCTTTCAGGTGCCTTTGGCGGTGGAGATATATTTGGCTCGGTTTTGCATGCAGGCGGCATGGTCGGGACTGGCGGAACCAGCCGCAGGGTTCCAGCGCTGGCCTTTGCAGCAGCCCCGCGCATGCATGCCGGAGGCTGGGCGGGCCTGAAACCCGATGAGGTGCCCGCAATCTTGCAGCGCGGCGAGCGGGTGTTAAGTCGCAGGCAGGCAGCGGGCTATGGCGCAGGTGGTGCTGCATCCAATATGTCGATCTCAATTGACGCGCGCGGCGCACAGATCGGCGTGGCCGAACAGATTGAGGCGCGCCTGCGCGCGGCGTTGCCCGAAATCGCACGCATCGCCAAGCAAAGTGTTGCGGACGGGCGGCGGCGGGGTCAGGCGATATGACAATTGCAGTGTTACCACTGGTGCTGGTGTCCGCACTTGAACGGCGTCTGGTTACCTCCGTGGCCGAGGCACGCTCACCGTTTACCGGCACGTCGCAAATCCAGGACTGGGGTGCATCATGGTGGGAGTACCAGATTGAGATGGCGGTAACGCAAGGCAGCAATGGGCGCAGGTTGTCTGCGTTCTTTGCCGCTTTGGGCGGTTTGCGGGGGCGGTTCCTGTTTCCTGACCCAACTATTGAGGTGCTGGCCGGGGCTGGCAATCCTTATGTTACCGAGACGCAGGCGGCGGGTACTTTGAGTCTGCACACCGCAGGCTGGGGACTTGGCCTGCGCGCGGGGGATTTTTTCCAGTTGGGATTGGACGCGACGACACGGCTTTATCAACTGACGGCGGATGTGACGCCGGTTGGCAGCGAGGCCGAACTGGCGTTTGTGCCCTCCTTGCGCGCTGTTGTTCAGGTTGGCACGCCGATTGGCCTGAATGCCCCGTCCGTTCTTCTTCGGCTAACGGCGCCGGTGCCGACGGTCATTGGCCGGGCGGATCAGCATCGGTTTACGATCTCAGCCCGAGAGGCGCTTTGAAGCCGGAGGCGCATTGAACGGGGAGAACATTTGACATGAGCCGAGATGTAACTGCCGCTTTTGCTGTGGCACTGGCTGAGCAACACCTTCGCCCGGTGATCTTCTTCGAGGGCCAATTCGCCACAGGCTGGGTACGGATTTGGTCGGGGCTGGGCGAAATCGTGTGGAATGGCCAAACTTGGGCTGGGGCTGGATCGCTTCTGGGCATCGGTTCTATTGATGAAACCGGCGAGGTCGTGGCGGGCGGCACGGCGATCTCGTTGTCTGGCGTACCGCTTGATTTGGTTCAAATGGCGATTGAGGAAGCGCGTCAGGGCCTCCCCGGCCGGATCTGGCTTGGGCTATTATCTGAAACAGGCCAGGTTATCGCCGATCCGGTGCAGGCCTTCTCGGGCCGTCTTGATGTGCCAGAAATCAAGGATGATGCTGACAGCTGCACGATTACCATCAGCTATGAAAGCCGGTTGATTGACCTGACCGTGGCGCGGACCTGGCGGTATACCCATGAAAGCCAGCAGGTGCTATATCCGGGCGATCTTGGCTTTGAATATGTCACCGCCATTCAAGACCGAGAGATCACCTGGGGACGAGGCTAATTTGCAGATTTGGTCGGGTTTGAGGGGCTATTCATCTGGATAAGCTGTGGATAGCTGACCCGGCAGCGGCCCTGCATGTTCGTGAGGCTAGGCCGGTCTTCGGGGCAATCTTTGGCAATGATGTCGAGCGCTGTGGGCAGCGGCGTATTCGCACCAACACGCTCGACAAAACGTTCTTTGGAATAGCGCCCGAAGCGACCGCAGACAGGGCAGCTGATCTCGACAGTCTCAAAAGGAAAATCAAAGGCGCGCATGCCGCAGAGTTGGCGCGCCACGCTTAGATGGGCAAGGGAAAATGATGTCTCACATCGAAAATTGGGAACGCCACCTCGCAGAAGCGATCGACGCAGCACGGGTACGTCCCTTCGTCTGGAGCCTCCATGACTGCGTAACCTTCGCTTTTGAGACCCGCATGACCCTGGTCGGCGGTGAGGATGTGGCGGCCCTCTGGCGCGGACGCTACAGCACTGCGCTTGGCGGTGCGCGCGTCATGCGTCGTCTTGGCTGGGGCTCGCTGGAAGACATGGGGCTCGCACTGCTCGGTGCGCCGCGCGAGACGCCGCTGCTGGCCCAGCGAGGCGACATTGTGCTGGCCGACACAGGCCTTGGTTTTGGAATTTGCGTCGGCGCTACGGCGGCCGGCATGGCACCCGAAGGGCTCATGACCGTGCCGCTTACTTCCTGCCGACTTGCCTGGACCATCTGAAACCACCAACCTGATATTGGACAACCCCCATGCCCTTCATCGTCTCAGCCGTCGTCGCCGTTGCGGGGGCGATCAGCGGGGTATTGGCAGCAGGTGGTATTGGCGCGGCCCTGATCCGCATTGGCGGTACGCTGCTGTTGTCTTATGCAGCGCAGGCTTTGATGCCAAAGCCACAAACGACGTTGCAAAACCGCACGGTAACCATCCGCGAACCCGTGGTGCCGCGTGATCTGGTGTACGGCCGCACCCGCAAGGGCGGGGTTATAGTATTCCTGCATTCCTCGGGATCTGACAACGCAGTCCTTGATTTGGTGATCGTGCTGGCCACGCACCGGGTGAAATCCATCGGGGCTGTTTATTTTGAAGGCGAGGTCGCGCTGAATGCTGGCGGTGCTGCGCAAGGTCGCTGGGCGGGCAAAGTCAGCATCGAGAAGAAGCTCGGCGGTGCCACCCAGACCGCCTTCACCGCGCTGAAAGCAGCATTGCCCGACAAATGGACAGAGAACCACCGCCTTAGGGGCTGCGCTGCAATCCATCTGCGGCTGACCTATGATCAGGATGCCTACCCGGGCGGCATTCCAAACATCACAGTGGATCTTGAGGGCAAGAATGATATCTGGGATCCGCGCATCCAAGCGTCCGCTTATTCGG